CACTGAAGGAGAACTCGATGCAGCTTCATGTAGTGAGGCTATGCCGGGGTGGCCGATGGGATCTCTACCTAGCGGTGCCGCTGCGGCAAGGAAGTCGATTCAACGGGCTCTCCAATGGCTACAGGGTTATGAGGAGATTGTCTTGTTCTTCGACAATGACGAGGCAGGCCGTAAAGCGTCGGAGGACGCGGCAGGGGTCCTACCACCTGGCAAGACAAAGATCGCAAGACTTGAGAGCTACAAGGATGCATCAGACGCTCTCCAAGCCAATGACACTGAAGCGATTCGTCGAGCTATTTGGGACGCGAAGCCTTACCGTCCAGATGGGATCGTAGATGGAAAGAGTCTCCTTGAATTAGTTACAACTCCATCACCACCATCTGATCATGACTACCCGTTTAGGGGCTTACAACGAAAACTTCACGGTATCCGATACGGAGAACTTGTCACAATTACTGCAGGATCAGGTATTGGGAAGTCTTCTTTCTGTAGGGAGCTTGCAACTTCTTTACTTCAGAGAGGAGAACGGGTCGGTTATCTGGCTCTTGAAGAATCAAACAGGAGAACTGCACTTGGACTGATGTCCGCTGCTGTAGGTAAATCCCTACACCTTGGTCAACATGACCGCTCTACCCTAACCGAAGCGTATCAATCTACTCTTGCTAATTGGAATCTCTTTCTTTTCGATGGGTTTGGTTCCTTTGATCCTGATCTCATCTACAATAGAATTGAGTATCTGGCAGCAGGTCTTGATGCAAAGGTCATCTTCCTTGATCACTTATCCATTCTTCTCTCTGGCCTAGATGGCGATGAGAGACGAATGATCGACACTACAATGACTAAACTGCGTTCTCTTGTGGAGCGTACTGGCATTGCACTATTTCTTGTATCCCACCTACGACGCACATCCAATGACACAAATCATGAAGAAGGAGCACGAGTCACCCTTGGACAGTTACGAGGCTCGGCAGCTATTGCTCAATTGTCAGATGGAGTTATTGCGCTTGAACGGAACCAGCAGGCGGATAGAGGAGGCTCTTCTACGACTGTGCGAGTCCTCAAAAACCGTTACAGTGGTGAAGTAGGTGTAGCGTGTCAGCTGACCTATGATCTAGATACTTGTAAATTTACTGAGACTGAAGCTAATGACTTCGACCCAACGACAGACTTTTGAATCTCCTCATCAGCAAGCAATGCTGACTAAACCTAATCCTCCCACACCTGAGGCAATCAAGCGAGCACAGTTCGTTGATAAGACCTACAAGTGGACAGGTAAGTGAATCTGATCTTTGACTTAGAAACAAACGGTTTATACGATGATGCTACCAAGGTCCACTGTATTGGCATCTACGATCTTAATACTGAACAGACACTTGTATTCAATGATGAAGGCAGTGAACAACCTATTACAAAAGGTGTTCAACTACTCGAAGACGCCACTTGCCTTATTGGTCACAATATTATCGGCTATGATCTTCCTGTGCTCCGTAAACTCTATCCTTGGTTTACCCCCAACGCTAGGGTTGTGGATACTTTGGTTCTCAGTCGTATTTATCACGCTGACATGCTGAAGACCGATCAGAAGCGTAAGCATATTAAGATGCCACCACAACTGCAAGGTCGTCATTCGCTTGAGTCATACGGTTACAGGTTGGGAGAGTACAAGGGAGAGTTTGGTAAAGACACTGACTGGAAGAACTGGTCACAAGAAATGCAGGACTATTGCATACAAGACGTAAAAGTAACACAGAAGTTATGGCAACATTTCCACCCATACCTGACTTCATCCAACTAGAACATGATGTCGCAACCATCCTCACAGAACAAGAGATACATGGGTGGTACTTTGATGAAAGAGCTGCATGGGAACTTGAATCGTCTCTCAGACGAGAGCTTGAAACACTTACTCAGCTACTACGCAACAGGTACCCTCTCATTAAAGACCGAGAGTTTACTCCTAAACGAGTTAACCGCACAACGGGATATGTAGCTGGTGCTCCTCTCACTAAACTAAAAGAGTTCAACCCTGGTAGTCGTGATCACATTGCATGGGTCATGAAGAACCATCACGGTTGGATTCCCGATAAAGAGACAGCAAGTGGCAAGACTGCCATTGATGAAACTGTTCTCAAAGATATCGGTACAGAGGAAGCACTTCAGTTCTTCCGTTGCCTAGAATTAACTAAGCAACTTGGTATGTTGTCTGAGGGCAAGAACGCTTGGCTTAAATTGGTCAAGGGTAACCGTATTCACCACCACTGCTCAGTAGCTACGAACACACATAGGTGTGCCCACCGTAATCCAAACCTTGCACAGGTTCCAAGTGATCTTAACTTTAGAAAGCTATTTATCGCTAGCCCTGGGCTTTGCATGGTTGGCGCTGATCTCGCAGGCATTGAACTACGAATGCTCGCACACTACCTTGCCAGATATGATGGAGGCCGCTACGGAGACGTACTTCTCAATGGTGACATACACCAAGAGAATGCAGACAAGATAGGCATCTCAAGACGACTAGTAAAGACTGTTACCTATGCGTTTCTGTATGGGGCAGGTGATCAAAAGATAGGACTTAGTTATGACCAAAGCCTTTCCCAGAACAAGGCAAAAGAAAAAGGGGCTGAGATACGATCTGCTTATGTTGCTGCCATTGACGGCTTGGGTGATCTTCTTGCCGCTGTTCGTCAAGCAGGTGAGCGAGGCTTTATCAAGTCAGTAGATGGTCGAAAGATCGCAGTAGATAGTCCGCATAAGGCTCTCAACTATCTCTTGCAGTCAGGCGCAGGTGTTGTTGCTAAGCGTTGGATGGTCATTGCTAATCAAAACTTTCCAACTATTGACAACGACTATCTCCGTCACACTCATCAACTTGCATTTATCCACGACGAATTACAGTGGGAATGCCTACCACTATACGCAGAAGATCTCAAGAATCACCTAGAGACTTGTGCTGCATTAGCTGGTGAATACTATAATCTCCGTATCCCTATCGCCGCCGAGGGAAAGATCGGATCCACCTGGGCGGATGTTCACTAATTATGGCTGTTAAATCAAAGACTGCACTGGGACGTGTTGAGTTCAAGTCTCGTGCTAAATTTAAGCGTACTCGTCAAGGTAATGGTACTCGATCACTTCCATCTCATGGGCGAAAGCTTCGTAGGGGTCAAGGTAAGTGAGCCTACTGATAGACGCTGACTTTATTGTATATAAATGTTGTGCAGGAGCTGAAACAGAAATTGACTTTGGAGATGACATCATCGTCGTTACCTCCAACTTCAAAGAAGCATACGAGTATGTCGAGCGAGAGTTATACAACATCGCTACTGACCTTGGATGTTTCGATGATTCTATTCTGTTCTTTTCTGATTCTGTCAACTTTCGTAAATCTATTGATCCAGCGTATAAAGGACATAGAAATCGAAAGAAACCGTGTGGTTACAAAAGGGTCATCAACAAACTCAAGGAAGAGTATACCGTTGTTGTGATGCCCACACTAGAAGCTGATGACGCTATTGGCATTTACGCCACACAAACCCCTGGACACATCATTTGCAGCCCCGATAAGGACATGCGACAGATCCCTGGGGACCTCTATGACCTTACTGATGGAGTGGTTACTGTAACGCCTGAGGAGGGCCGTAGGTGGCATCTCATACAGACTATGGCAGGTGATCAAACAGATGGTTACGCTGGTGTACCTGGTATTGGTATTAAACGTGCTGTTGCTCTCTTTGAAAAAGAAGGGTATACTTGGGATACAGTTGTGAAAGCATTCGCTGAGAAGGATCTTAGTGAAGATGTAGCTCTTATGAATGCACGCCTTGCTAAGATTCTACAATGTGATAACTATGATTTCACCAATCAAGAACCAAGACTTTGGTCTCCCAGCACCAGTGTTGGAGTTGACGATGGAGCAGCAGTTCAAACTCAAACAGATTGAGAATGCACTGCGTAACCCTGAAACAAAGATAGAAGATGTAATCACTATCTTTATAGCATTACAACGCCAGAACTTTACTCTCTGCAATACCGTATCCAACTTAGTTAAGAAATGGCCAACTCAAATGCCACAGGTCCCAGCTACTACAAGCGAGGAAACGTTGAAGTTTGGGACTTCATTAGAGACCAAGGACTAAACTACCACCTTGGTAACGCAGTTAAATATATCTGCCGTGCTGGCTTCAAAGACAGCCGAGTAGAAGATCTTAAAAAAGCAATCCACTATCTTCAAAATGAGCTTGAAAGCATCACCCCAACAACAAGCCAAAGAGTTCCGGGCTGGTTTCCAAGTAACGAACAGTACGAGTCCAGCTTCACGGACTATGCAGCGGACTTTGATCGTTGAGGAGTTCAAAGAGTTCCTAGATGCTGAGAATCAACTCATTAAAGGCTTCGTAGTTAATGCTACCGATACCCTTAAAGAGTTAGCTGATCTTGTCTATGTCTGCTATCAATATGCAGAGAACCTAGGATGGGATCTCGATGAAGCACTCTACCGTGTCCACCAAAGCAACATGAGTAAGCTTGGGGAAGACGGTAAACCTATCTACCGAGAGGATGGTAAAGTCCTCAAGGGTTCCTAACTATCAACCACCAAACCTTAGTGATCTTGTCTAGTATGTCCACTGATCTTATTGCCCGTACTGGGCGTGTTCAATCTTGGATCGATGATCCTACCTCACGACTTCCTGTGTCGTGTACCGTATTTGTTGTAGAGGACACCATGGAGGGTCCTAATGGAATTGAAGCTTCGTGGAGATTCGTTAGTCATGCTCTACGCTATGGAGCGGGCGTTGCGGTACACCTCTC